TGCGTTGATTGGTGTAGACAGGCAAAAGACAAGCGCGGGTTTATTGGCTTCGGAAGTTTCAACGCTACTTACTGGCCTCCAACCCACTGGCTCCCCCTGCCCGCACCCCCTAAGGCCGCACCGGAACAGGAACAAGCATGACACTGCCAGCCGACTTTGACCCCGATCTGTGGTTTGACCCGATGACATTCGAGGGGCTAATAGGCGTGGCACTGTCGCGCCATAAATACGCCGAACTATTCCGCGCGGATGGATATGCAAAGCCGAAAGCCGAATTGATGCAATTGCCGTGGGTCAGGGGTGCGGTGGAGCAGGAACCCTGATGCTCTCCATGACCTACCCACAGCTTCTCCGCAATGAGATTACCTACTGCGGTGAAGCCCTAGTATTCCCCCGCCACCAGGCTCTATTCCTATCCCTGCTCCTCCTCCGCCCGAATGAAGTTATCCCCTATTCCGACTTCATCGAATACATCTGGCCTGATCCCGACCTCGAGCCTATGTATGTTCTCAACATGATACAACTCTACAAAATCCGCATACTACGACGCCTGCCTCTATTATCTATCCACACCTATATCCGCAGAGGCTATTTCTACCACCGGCGATAAGCCATCATACCGAAAGGAAACCTAATGACTAAGTTTACTGCTACAAAAGACCAATCCGCCGCACTAGACATGATGCGAACCTGGCTTGAAGAACCCGACAAGCAACTATCTGATGCTTTCTTCCTATTGAAAGGCTACGCTGGCACTGGTAAGTCATTCTGCTCTACCGAACTGACCAAGGGCTTACGCCCGTCGGAAATCTGCTTCACCGCGCCGACGAACAAGGCTGTTAAAGTCCTGCGCAATTACCTCGACGGCGAAGATCTCTCCGGCGTCCGCACAGCTACGATCTACTCGCTGTTGGGCTTATCGCTCCAAGCCAATGGTGAGGTTAAGGAACTCTCCAAGCCCGAAGAACCCGTTGACTTATCCAATTACAAAGTCATCATCGTCGATGAAGCTTCCATGGTCAACAAGTTCCTAATGTCCGCGATCGAAGACGCTTTTCTCGACTGGAAAGTCCCTTTCATCTTCATGGGCGACCCCGCGCAGCTGCCTCCCGTCGGTGAACTACGCTCGCCGGTGTTCAGTATCACTAATAGCTTCGAACTAACCGAGGTCCTTCGCTATGGCAATTCTATGCTTGATCTTGCTACTGCTATTCGTAAGGTTGTGGATCATCCATTCCCGTCCATTAAGATCGATACTGATCCTCCTGTTTACAAGCTGTCTCGTAGTGATTGGCTTGATCGGATACTGGTGAATTTGCCGCTGATTGCCGAGGGCGATGCTAAGATCATCGCGTGGAGAAATGTCACAGTTGATAAGTATAACTCCTTCATCCGCGAGAATATCTACGGCAAGCCCCAGGCTCGCGCAAACACATGGTTGCCGACCGACAAGCTAGTGGCTACCGCCATGATCAAGGACCTTGAAAACACCATCATCATGCGGACGGATGAAGAGGCCACCATTCTCGCAATCGAGATGGGCCAGCACCCGCTGTTCAAGGAGTTCGAAATCTACAACCTGCTTGTGGAGAACGAACTAGGTAAGAAGCTAACCCTTCGCACCTTGACCGCTACCGGCCAATTCCAAGTCTCCAACCGTCTGAACGAATTATCCATGGAAGCCAAATCCGGCAAGAAGTGGAAATGGCGGGAGTTCTGGGAATTGAAGGAAGCCTTCGCCGAAGTCCGCCATAGCTATGCCATCACATCCCACCGCTCGCAGGGTTCATCCTACCTCAAAACCTTCGTCGATCTCGAAGACCTGATGCTTAACCGCAATCGCCAAGAAGCCTTCCGCTCCCTCTATGTCTCTTGCACCCGCCAACGGGAGGAATTGTATATCGCTTAGACTAATAGTTGCATCAATCCCGATGCTGTTATATATCTATATTCCGATCTGAAAAAGGAACCTTTATGTCCGTATCCTTAGAAATCCAACAGAAGGTGGCCGAGTGGCGGGAGAAAGCCCGCGCAGGCACACTGACTCTGGACGAGATGAAGTCCGCCATCTCATACCTCCGCGCGGAACGCCTAGCAATGCCACCGGCGAAGTCAAAGCCCAAGGCAGCTGCGATTAATACTGATGATCTTTTCAATGAACTATCCAACCTGTAGAAAGGAACTGCCCGATGTTTGATCTTAAGCAGCTAACCACCTCTGAACTCGAAGCTTGCGCTAACGAATTGATGTTTCGTATGGCCGACGCAGTGGACATAATCCTTGGCGATGGGAAAAAGCACAATGGAGTTTCCATAGGCTTCTCTCGCTATTACGACAAGGAAGTCAAAATAGTCCATTGTGTATTTATAGGAGACACTAACTTTAGAGGCGGCTCAGTCAGCACTATGCTACGTGGAGCTTTAGAAGCTCAAAAACTCCTCGAAACTTGTCCCGAGATCGTGCGGGCACTGGCCGCTCCAGCAGCTGTTTCTCAGATCGAAGCCGAAGATGCTACTTTCGTAGAACTGGAGGCTTCCGATGACCTCCCCCTCTGAAATCCTCTTCCCTCCCGCCATCGACTCAACCACCCTCGCTTCCTTCCGCTCCTGCCCCCAGAAAGCCTTCCGCACCTACTTCCAACACTACAAGCCACAATCCGACTCTGTCCACCTAATCGCAGGAGGTGCATTTGCAGACGGTATCGAAGCAGCTAGAAGAGCTTATTTCGAGCGAGGAACAGACAGTAGCGAAGCTGTCGCAATTGGCCTCCGAGCTCTTATTGACCGATATGGCGATTTCGAGTGCCCTCCTGAGTCAGCCAAATCTCTCGAGCGAACAGCTGGCGCGCTTGAATTCTATTTCGAGCATTATCCACTCGGTGCAGATGGAGCTGAGCCTCTGTCATTTCCTGACGGACGAAGGGGAATTGAATTTTCTTTCGCCCAGCCGCTTCCAATCAACCATCCAATAACCGGTGATCCGATCTTATACACTGGACGCTCAGACATGATCGCGACCTTCGCCGGAGGAGTGTATATCTATGATGAGAAAACGACTTCGCAGTTAGGTGCTTCTTGGGGAAGACAATGGGAAATGCGCTCACAGTTTACAGGTTACTGTTGGGCCGCACGTGAATTTGGACTTAACCCTGCGGGAGTTATTGTCCGAGGTGTCAGTATACTTAAAACGAAATACGACACCCTCCAAGTCCCTACCTACCGTTCTAATTACGAAATCGACCGATGGGTCGATCAAACTTGTCGTGACATTGAGCGAATGATCTCTTGCTGGAAGTCTGGCTATTGGGACTACGACCTCGATCACGCCTGCGCGGAATACGGCGGGTGCTCACTCGTAAACGTCTGCAAATCCTCCGACCCGCAAGCCTGGCTCGACACCCATTTCACCCGTCGAGTCTGGAACCCATTGGCCAGAGTTGAGCAGACTGTGGAAGAATACAACGCCGATCTTCGCCGGATGATGGAGCTCCCCGTTGCCTGAGCCTATCCGCCTATACTTCATCGGGGAGGACTATCTCGGCTTCGAGACCCTTCCCGATATTCTTTCCGCCGAACACTCGCGGCTAATCTTCTGCCGTAAGTGCGCCACTGTCTTCGGGCGGGAGATCGTCATCAACCGATCTGCCACTCCGAACACATGGTCAACTCGGGGAGGCCTGTGCACGTTATGCTCACCTGACCCTCACTGCCCGTATGTGGATGAGTTGCCGGGAGGCCTCCCCTTTTTCCCCAACCGCAAGAACCCGCCGTTCGATCTTGTCCGCTATCAACTCTTAAAAGAACTGGATTATTTCTATGCAACCAAGTCCACCATTTACCCTCCCCGGAACCAACGTCCTGCTTATGGGACCGGCGGGGACTGGAAAGACTCATTCGATTGGCACCCTAGTCGATACTGGAGTCGAGGTTTTCTACCTAGCCCTGGAGTCGGGCATGGAGTCCCTGCTTGGCTACTGGACCGATCGGGGCAAGCCCATTCCATCGAACCTCCACTGGCATAAGCTGGCAGGCCCGAAGGCCGGTTTCAAGGACATGATTGAAAATGCAACAAAAATCAACACGCTTAACCTCGACTCTCTCGCCAAGATGGTCGATCCCAATAAGTCAAAGCACAATAGATTTATATCTCTCCTACAAGCGCTCAACAACTTCCCCGACGACCGAACGGGTGAGTCTTTCGGAGATGTCACGGATTGGGATCAGTCGCGAGCGCTAGTGATTGACGGCATGACCGGGCTTGCGGATTGCGCTATGGCACTAGTAGTCGGCGGAAAGGCAGTTAAAAATCAAAGCGATTGGGGTATTGCACAGGATCAGTTGGTGAAGCTGACCAACCAACTAACCAATGCCTGCAATTGTCACTTCATCCTTATCGCCCACGTCGAACGAGAGACCGACATGGTGCTCGGCGGGGTTAAGCTAATGGTCAGCACCTTGGGCAAGGCCATCGCGCCGAAGTTCCCCTCGATGTTTTCCGACGTTATACTCGCAACCCGCTCCGCCGACAAGTGGCAATGGGACACCGCATCTACCCTTGCGGATGTCAAAACCCGCAACCTTCCAATCGCATCCAATAACCCCGCCGACTTCAAGTTAATCATTGACAAATGGTCGTCGCGGAATAAACTGGACAGCCCGAACAAGGAGTCTACCCTCACCCCATAGCTAGCACTCGAGGCGACTAGCCATAGCCACGTCATCTCGTCGTGGTTCTCAGCCTCATCTTCAACCAGCAACAGAAAGCTACTACTATGTCTTTTGATCCAACAACTTTCCTCAACGCAACCACCGATGAGTCCCTCGACACCAAAGTCCTTCCCTGCCCTGAAGGCGAGTATCTCGCCATTGCCGAAAAGGTGGATGTGAAGCCTTGGGCTTCCAAGGATGGTTCTTCTTCCGGTCTCAAAGTCGAGATCGTCTGGGATATTCAAGACGAAGATGCCAAGGAAGCGGCGGGTCGTGCGACCCTTCGTGTCCGCCAGCAGCAGATGCTTGATCTCACAGACACCGGACAGCTGGATACTTCCAAAGGCAAGAATGTCGGCCTCGGTCGCATTCGTGAAGCCCTGGAGCTCAATGCCCCCGGCGAACCATTCTCCTTGGGCATGATCCAAGGTCGGATGGCCAAGGTCAAGGTATCCCACCGCATCAACGGTGAAGATATCTATGACGAAGTCAAGGCGCTTGTCAAGGCGTAACTGACGCCGAAACTCGGGAGGGTTGCTAGTTGCCCCGCCGCCCTCCCATTTTTTCTGGAGATACCTATGCTCGACAACTCGCAAATGGAGCTTGCAAAATTCGCTCTAAACAATCTACAATCTTCAATCTACCAAGCCAATGTGAAAGCTGGCTGGTATAAAGACCCGCGCACAGGTCGACAGCTCAATCGCAATGTGATGGAAATGCTTATGCTCATCACGACCGAGGTGGCAGAAGCTGCGGAAGGCTGGCGGAAGAAGCTGAATGACAACCACCTGCCAGAGTATCCGATGATCGTTGTTGAGCTGGCGGACACCTTGATCCGTTGCTTTGACCTCGCGGGCTATCTGACAACCCTAATGCCAGAAGCCAAAACTAACCTCGGCGATGCGTTTATCTCCAAGCTAGTCTACAACTCCCTTCGCGCGGATCATAAGCTATCCGAACGCGCGAAGCCCGGTGGAAAGTCCTGCTAATGTCACATTCAATCCATTATGAGTCGATCTCTATCTCACCCGATCGCCAGCGGCAGGACTTCGAACCGGAGTCGCTGACAGACCTAGCCAATAGCATTTCCGCCATCGGGCTGTTGCATCCCCCAGTGATGCGAGAAACGCCTGATGGCCTAGTACTAGTGGCCGGTGAGCGCCGATTGCGCGCGATGGAACAGCTATGGATCATGAACGAACCCGTGCGCCACAACGGCGCGACATTCCCACCATACCACATCCCCTACGTCACCCTTGGTGAACTCTCCGATATCGAAGCCGAAGAGGCCGAACTCGACGAGAACCTCAAGCGTCGCGACCTCACATGGCAGGAACAGTCTTCCGCCATTGCCCGCCTACACGCCCTTCGCCTGCGCCAAGCCGAGTCCATCGGCGCAAAGCACACAGTCGCGGACACCACCGCCGAGCTGCCTACCGGCACGTCAGTCCCTGGCTTATCAACCGCAGCCCACGGCGACGTGAAAAAAGCCATCCTCCTCGCGGGCCACCTCGACAACCCCGATATTGCCAAGTCCAAGTCCGTAAAGGACGCTTTCAAAATCCTGCAAAAGCAGGAGACTAGGAGACAAAATGCAGCCCTCGCGGAACGCATCGGCAAGAACTATAATTCTTCTGCTCATAATCTTATCAACGCCGATTGTTTACATTGGCTGGAGACTTGTCCAGATAATTCATTCGATGTAATACTTACCGACCCGCCCTATGGCATGGGCGCGCAGAACTTCGGAGACGGCGCGGGCACCATGGGCAATGCGGAGCATCACTACGACGACAGTCAAGACTCTTGGATCACTATGATGAGTCTCCTATGCCCATTGCTCTACCGTGTGTCGAAGCCCCAGGCTCACGCCTACATCTTCTGTGACTTCGATCGCTTCCATCACCTCAAACTTGAAATGCAGAAAGCAGGCTGGTATGTCTTCCGAACTCCACTTGTTAATTATAAACCCCGCTCGGGGCGCATTCCACTTCCGGAACATGGCCCGAAGCGGCAGTATGAACTTATCCTCTATGCTATCAAAGGGCGCAAACCCGTCACAGCTGTATACTCGGACGTCATCTCTACAGTCTTGGAAGAGAACCTTACGCATGGAGCCCAAAAGCCTGTCGAACTATACGTTGATCTTTTGCGAAGAAGTGTCAAGCCGGGTGATAGTGTGCTTGATGCGTTCGCAGGAACTGGAACCATTTTCCCCGCCGCCCATCAGCTAAAGTGCCGCGCTACTGGCATCGAACAATCACTCGAATACTACGGCATCGCTGTTCAGCGCTTGAACTCCGTCGACGAAGCACCTGCGCTAATCTAATGGGGGATTTATGCTCTTACCTTCTGGGCCTGCCAATGCCCGCTTAATGATCGTCCAAGACTGTCCCGGCTACGAGGAGATACGCAACAATGACTGGTTCCAAGGATCATCCGGAAAAGAACTCAACCGCATTCTTGAAGAGGCCGGGACCTCCCGATATCAATGCTTCATTACTGGCTTACTACGCGATCACACGCCCTTCAATGATGCGGAGCGCTTGTTCGCTCGATCGCGGCGGGAGGAAACACCAGCCCATAAGCCGTTGTATAACAAAATGGTCTTGGGGCCTATCCTTGACGGGCTCACGCGTCTTGAAGCAGCCATTGATCTCGTCCGCCCGCGCGTCATCGTGGTCACTAACAACGCCGCCCTCTTCGCCCTTACCGGCAAATGGGGCATTAAGTCCTGGCGCGCCAGCCACATCCCCTACACCTCTCCCAAAGGTCACCGCTGCTATGTCATGCCGACTTATTCCCCGTCTTACATCATGGCTGTTTGGAAAGACCGCCAGATCGTTGTTAACGACTTCAGAAAGTTTCTATCCGTCAGTCTCTTGGATAGCCTTCCTAAACCACCCGAATACGACTTTACTATTCGACCGAATTTCTCAACAACTGTCTCTACACTACGGTCTCTCCTATCGCGATGCGCTTCGCAACCTACAAGACTATCTGTTGACATTGAGACTCGAGGAGGCCACATTGCTTGCACGGGAATTGGCTGGTCTAGAACCGAGGCAATTTGCATCCCGCATCTACGCGTTGGGGAAGGAGATCGAGTTAATTACTGGCTGGAGGCAGAGGAAGCCGTCATCGTCCATCTCCTCTACAAGCTCCTAACCCATCCCAACGCCGAGATCATCGGGCAGAACTTCATCTACGACGCACAATACTTCTATCGCTGGTTTCACTTCATCCCGAATTTCCGCCGCGATACGATGATCGCTCAACACTGCCTGTTCAATTCCATGTCCAAGGGCCTGGACTTCCTCTCTTCCATCCACACCTCTCACCATGTCTATTGGAAAGACGAGTCGAAGAACTGGGATCCGAAGCTCGGCGAGGAGCAATTGTGGATTTACAACTGCAAAGACTGCGTCGTGACCTTCGAAGTTGATGAGTCGCAGCAAAAGGCTATTGAGTCATTCACCCCATCCTGGCCGTCTCTCCCCGCCGTCCATGAGTTCCAACAATCCTTATTCCACCCCGTCCTTGCAACTATGAACCAAGGGATCAAAGTCAATGGGCAATCGAAATCACAACTCGCGGAAAAACTCTCTGCGGCAATCGCAGACCGCGAGAAATGGCTGGTTGAAGCAGTCGGCCACCCACTCAACATCAAGTCTCCCAAACAAATGTGTGACTTCTTCTATCGAGAGCTCGCTCAAAAAGAAATCAAGTCGCGAAAAACTGGCAACCCAACTTGTGACGACTCTGCGCTGGAAACCATCGGTTCCCGCGAGCCTCTACTGCTCCCTCTGCTTAAAGTCATCGCCGAACTACGAAGCCTTGGTGTCTTCCTGTCCACATTCATCGAAGCGCCGGTCGATACGGACGAAAGGATGCGCTGCTCGTTCAATATCGCGGGCACTTCAACGTATCGCTTCTCATCGAGCGAAAATGCTTTCGGATCGGGAATGAACCTTCAGAACATCCCTTCCGGCGATGAAGAGCACGACCTACCCAACGTCCGCGAGCTATTTCTCCCCGATGAGGAAATGGAATTCTTCGACATTGATCTTGATAGCGCCGACCTCCGCATCGTCGTTTGGGAGTCCGACTGCACCGAAATGAAACAAATGTTTGCCGAAGGCCTCAAACCCTACGTCGAAGTTGCAAAGGAATACTACCGTGACCCTACGATCACTAAGCACCATCCATCTTACCGCCTATTCAAAGCCCTCTGCCACGGCACCAACTACCTTGGAACCCCTTCTGGCCTATCGTCCCGTATCGGGCTGGTCACTCATGAAGTGGATCGCATTCAAAAGTGGTATTATTCTAAATTCCCTCAGATCAAAACATGGCAAGACAACATATGTGCTCATCTACGTTCTAAGAGATATGTTGAAAACGTCTTCGGCTACCGAATGTGGTGGTTTGATAGAATTGAGGGCACGATCTTTAATCAGGCTGTTGCAGCCATTCCTCAATCCACGGTGGCCTGTCTCATCAATCGAGGTTATAGAAATATCCATAACCGAGGAGACTCCACCAAGGTTCTCCTTCAAGTTCACGATAGTCTCGGAGGACAGTTCCCCGCCAGTCTTCGTGTGCAGGCTCTCGCTAACATCCGTGAAGACTGTGCTGTTGCCTTACCTTATCCAGAACCCTTGATCATACCTGTGGGCATTAAAACTTCTAGAGACTCGTGGGGGGCTTGCGAATGATTGCTTCAATGTTTGACGAGAGCGGCAATGCTCTAAGACCATGGGCGCAAGTAGGCTATACTTGCTTTGCCTTCGATCTCCTAAACGACGGTCGGATAGAACAAGTCGGCAGTGGGGTTATCCACTACATCGAAGCCGATCTTTCCGACCGCGAGTGGATAGACAATATCATAGAAGCCGCGCCTACATTTCTAATGGGCTTTCCACCTTGCACCGACATGGCTGTATCTGGCTCCCGACACTTCGAAGGCAAAATGCGCGACAATCTATTCTTCCAAGCCGAAGCAGCTGCACTCGCTCGCACAGTAGAGACTGTCGGTGAAGCCGTTGGTTGTCCGTGGATGTTGGAGAACCCTGTCTCTACCCTGTCCACCTACTGGCGGAAACCCGACTTCATGTTCGACCCCTTTGACTACGGCGGCTACCTCCCCGCCGACGACATTCACCCTCGCTGGCCGGAGTATATAACCCCGCGCGATGCTTACCCTAAAAAGACCTGTATCTGGGCTGGCAATGGTTTCCGAATGCCTCGTAAACTACCTGTTCCTATCGAGCCTGGATATTCAATCCAACACAAAAAACTAGGCGGCAAATCAGCCAAAACCAAGCAAATCCGAGCCGAGACTCCTCGTGGTTTCGCCCAAGCGGTGTTTGAAGCAAATGGCTAGACACTTCTCCAATTGGATTTCCGCTTATCTCGACTACTCCTCTCATTCCGAAGCCCCGAAGCACATGCACTTCTGGGTCGCGGTCTCAACCCTTGCTGGCGCACTACGCCGTCGCGTCTGGCTTGACATGGCCTATTTCCGCTGGCATCCGAACTTCTACATCATCCTTGTCGCACCTCCCGGCATCGTCTCTAAGTCCACCACCGCCGGTATCGGTATGCAACTTCTGAAAAAAGTCCCCGACATTAAGTTCGGCCCCGACGTTGTAACTTGGCAAGCCCTCGTCGGCTCCTTTGCCGAGTCCACAATGACCTTCCAATACCAAGGAGATTATCATGAAATGTCTGCGCTTACGATCGAAAGTTCGGAGTTCGGAAATCTACTCAATCCTCAAGACAAAGAGATGGTCGATCTACTGGTATCGCTATGGGACGGTAAACCAGGAGCTTTCGAAAAAAGAACGAAAGGAAGCGGCACTGATCTTGTCGTCAATCCTTGGATCAACCTCATTGCTTGCACTACCCCGGCTTGGATTGCTGGTAATTTCCCGGAATACATGATCGGCGGAGGGTTCACCTCTCGCTGTGTGTTCGTCTATGCAGAGAAGAAGGCCAAATATGTCGCTTACCCCGGTATGCACGTTCCGAAAGATCTCGCGCGCAAGGCCCAGATGCTGATCGAAGACCTAACTGAAATCTCCAACATGGCGGGCGAGTATCTCCTAACCCCTGATGCCTATCAATGGGGTGAAGCCTGGTATACCAAACACTATTCGGAAAAAAACCTCGATCTCGACGACGATCGCTTCGGCGGGTATCTCGCTCGCAAGCAAACTCATATCCACAAACTCGCTATGATCCTCGCGGCCGCCGAAGGTCCTCGCCTAATCATCACCGCCGAGCATCTCGCAACCGCCAATTCCATGGTTTCCGACCTCGAGCCCGACATGCAATTCGTCTTCTCTAAGATCGGCAAGACTGAGGACTCCCTCTACATCGAACGCCTGATCTGGTATGTCCACAAGCGCGGCGGGTGCAAATGGGACGAGGCCTATCGCTTCGTCCACACGCAATTTCCTAAACTATCCGATTTCGAGGGAGTCATCACCGGCGCAATTCGCGCGGGGTATCTAGTGCTCAAACCTCAAGGTTCTATCATGATGCTGATGCCGGGAGTGACGTTGCCATCAACCTCCCGGCCAGACTCTCTTTAAGCCGCCGCGTAATACGCGACATTGATCTTCGCACTCGCAGTCTGTTCAATGAACTTCAACTGGCTCATCTGCTTCGCCGTATAGATAAGCGTCTGACCCACGGCCAAGGGCATACCTACCGCCGCCGTGGGGTCAGTGCCATCATCGCGCCACCTAACCGCTTGGCTCTCCGGTATCACCATGATCATCGAAGTCCCCTTCGGCAGGTTCGTCAGCGCCGTGGCTCCCGCCAGTGAGGTCAACTGCTCCTGCAAAAGTGCCCGTTCCGCTATAAACCCGCCTTGCATTTTTAAGTCCTTTCAAATGTGATCGGATTATATCCTGATATCCCGATCTAGTTATATTTAGCTTTTTGTCAAATCTTGCAATTCACTGTGCAGCGCATCGCTCTTCGCCATAGCAGCTACCAAGGCTTCCTGCAACTCCGCCTGCTCATGCGGTTGGAAAAGCCCCACCACCTCATCAAACAACTGCTTGAACCCAGGAGCCGCCGACCCCACTGTTTGCACGATTTGCAAGATCTTCTGAAAATCCAACTGCATGATTAAAATCCTTTCAACAAAGCCATCATGGCACTAATCGCTGCTCGCGCGTCTGACGAGGCGCTGAGGTATGAGTCAGCATTTCCTGCTTTATAAGCAGTCCGCACTAGCACAACCGCATTATAAGCCATTGTATCAGCATCCCGCACGGTCTTCATCTGCTCCTGCGGCACCAGTCCTGCCTTGATCGCGGTAACTGCACTGAACGCAGCGGCTTGATAAGCCAGCTCCATCCCCAACGCAATCCGCTCATCCAGCACAGTCTTTTCCGCCACTGCCTTCGGGCTGCTCGGTATCCCCGCCAGCCCTGTGAGCACACTGCAGGCACTAAGACTCACAGCTGCTATAATCATAATAACTTTATTCATGAACCAGTCTCCTTATTCTGCCTTTCAATAGACCGAATTGCGCTATCTGCCACTTTTCTACCTGTCGAGGTCGAACCATACTCCGACTGCACGACGGCGGAACCCCAACCAAAGACTATACCCAAGGCCAGCAACAGTGGCTCTTTATTCCCGGCAGGTATCTCCACGACGTAAAGCCCCGCGAAGCCTAGGAAGCTTCCCAAGACACAAACCATGCCAATAGTCCCGCGGAACCAAGTGGTCTCTTTCATCGGCATCGGCACTTCGTCCATGTCAGTTCACCAAGCCTGGAGTATAAACCGTCACCATCCGCCCGAACATATTGTGCTTTCTTTCCGCCGTCAAGAGCTGTCCGCGCAGCTTCGCTGTCGGCAATGAACAATGAACCCAGCCGCTATAAGGATCGCCCTTGACATGGAATTCTAAAATCAACTGTCCGAATTGCTTGATGTTCTTCGAACACCACAGTGCAAGTTCATAATTGCTAACCCCCGGCACTTCAAAGTCCACTGCCTCACCCGCCATATGTTGCGACGTTCTGGACGCGCCTCTAGTCACTGCGTTGAGCATGGGCGATCTATAGCCGCTAGTCGGGCTAATCGGTGTTCCGTAGTGCATCCTGACAGGTTCTAGGATCGTCACCGCCACACGCTGCAACCGCGCAATGATCTTTTTATCCTGCGGAATGTTATTGATCCCCCTGCGCGCCGCCGTGTCGCTGACACATAGTTCCGCGAGTGTGAAGTGCTCTGACAATTGCCGACTCATAATTTAACCCCTTTCGCCGCCAGATACAAGAATGCCGCGGCAAAAGCCCATAACAGCATTTGCCAAACAGTCTTAATAACCCCACTGCCTACATCACGGCGGAAACGCTCCGTCACCCGACGCTCAAGAGCCTCGGCAATGGCTTCCACATCATTATCTGTCAAGGTGCGACCTTCGTGCAGTGGCATCTCCGCCTGAGAGAAAATATCCTGCTTCATAGATTAGGCTTTCATGATGTAGCAAAGGGCATAATACGGCGGCAGATTGGCGTTCGTTGCGCTGCTGCCTTGCGTGTTCGACGATGCCGTGATGCCCGTTGCAGCGGCTACGTTTGCGACTGTGATACCTGTGGAAGCCGCAGCTGACGTGCCGTTTGACGCCGTGGAGTTAACACCCAACTGCGTCTGAATAATCCCTCCGCTGGAAGTTCCGCCGGGAAGTTGATGCGTGTGCGTCGGATCGGTAACATTCGCTGTGTGAGTATGGCCGGGGTCGGTGATAGTAATCGTGTGACTATGGCTTACCAGCGTCGCATTGGCCGAGCCGCCAGTGGCACCTACCGCGTAAGTAGATCCCGCGCCGACTACGAACTTATCTCTAAGATCCGGCGTCCCACTAGCACCGTTGCAAAGCAGCCAGCCAGAAGGTATCGCGCCGCTTGACCCTGACCAGATCATAATTACGCCAGCAGGGAGCGCGGCTAGAATTGCAGCCGTGACAAAAGCCGTTGTCGCGAGACTCGTGTCATTGTCTCCTGGACTTGGCGTCGGTGCAGTCGGGTTGCCGGTGAAGACTGGACTTGCAAGCGGCGCGTAACCATTCGCAGTCAATTGGTTCTGAACAAATGCCGTGGTCGCAAGCTGCGTCGTGCTAGTCCCATTAGCCGCTGTAGGAGCCGCCGGCACACCAGTAAACGTCGGGCTTGCAAGGACAGCTACTCCCGCACCGCCAAGGGTTATCGTCGTCGCCGCGATGTTGGTTATATTGCCAGTCGTAGCGGCAAGCGTCCCTACGTTCGTAAGATTCTGCGCATTCCAATCAATCGGGCCGGAAGGCTTCCCCTGCCCGTCTCGCGTAATGCACAAGGACAACCCACTCGCAATATCATTAATCACCGCGTTGTAGTAAGTCGCCGAGATAACCGCTCCTCCGACTGCGGGGAAGTTCGGCGCGGGGGAGGGCGTATAATTGCCTGAACCATCATAAGGCATTTATTTATCCTTCGAATTATTAGTGCGAGATTTGGCAAGAATAGCCTGCGAGATTAGATCAGCTACTGGCCGTCCAGCCTTCCCGCGATCGCCGGTTAGGATTTTCTGTGTGACTCGTTTAACCCCAGGAAGGTAAGCACTAGCACCCATTGTCGTAAGTGCAGCGCCAAGTGCAGGGTTCATATAAGAAGTCCCTGTAAGCGCTGCTCCTGTCAGCCACGGGGCAATCTTTGAAGGAGCCTTTGACCCAAGAATTTTCTCAGCAGCTTCTGCATAGTCTTGATCAAGTGCCTTTCCGCGCGAAATAGCTGTTTTCCGCGGAGAACCGTCTAACTGCTTAATCGCTTGCATATAGTGGGACGGGCCATAAATTCCTCCTTTCGCTGCAGTCGAGGCACTGGCTAATTCAATCCGCATCAACCTTGCCCAAGCAGCGTCAGTAGCTTTTAAAGCCTCTGTCATCTGTGGGCTATGCCGCATACCTAACTCATAGAGATTATCTCTAAGCTCATTTGCCACTCGCCCTAATTTACGTATTGAACTATCACTACTTTTCCCGTAAGAAGCTGAAAGTTCCCTTAATCGTATAGAAGCATTTTTGAAGGCCTCGCCGTTGAAATCACCAGCCGAGTCAAAAACTTCTCTTTCAGTAATCGACTTCAAATTTTCAACTTCTGCCTTTATTTTAGGATCGCGCAGAGTAGGCCTTCCTTTGCCACTAGCTGGGAAGTAGAAAGGATCCCAAATTGCTTTTAAGCCATCACCATACTCGGCATCAAACGAACCGTTGATATTAGGGAGTATTCGATCATAGTTATCGCTCAACAATCGCGAAGCCGCAAGGTTGCTTTCTGTTCCTGGCTTCACTCCCACGGGCAGCTTCAACGGCTCACCTGTTACCGGATCATGGGCAAGTGTCAATGCTCTATTCATATTATCCTGATTAAAGCTAATCTCCGCTCTTGCTCGCGCGCCTCTAATCCCCGGCACGCCACCGAGGGCTTCTTCAGTCGAAGCTGCGCGATCACCAAGTCGTTGGAAGGTAGTAAGATCAACACCCTTCAACAACTCCAGTGCATCTTGACTTTCCTGCGATTGTAGAGGCTTAAACCCCTTCGCAATAGGCTGCGCGAGCATCGAAGCTCCACCGTTAATCGTCGCACCTAGTAACGCAGCTTTGACCCTATCGCCTTCTTCCGCCTCATTCGCACCGACTACTCCGCCGTAAGTAGTATCTCGCACGACTGTCCTCTTGAGTGCCTCGCGCGTCCCATCTTTCAATAACCACGGAGCTGCCCTTTTCGTAACAGCTCCACCTACAAGTCCTAGACCTTCTGTGCCGCCGACTCCTCCAAGTATATTTCCCACAAGCGTTTCTGTCGAATGCTCTTCCTCCATCGCACCCATTTTAGCGCGACCTTCCTTACCGGCAAGTAGTGCTGGAATTCCGAGGCCCACAGAATTCGTCGCTGCGATAGCTCCAGCAGTCAGCGGCGTGTTCTTTGTCGTGAAAATCGAGTCGTTTGTCGAAATCTCCGGCCCAGGAATTTCGTGGTTAAAGTCCTTCGTAAGATCATTAATCCCTTCAGCCTCTTTCGTATAACGCTCTAGGTCATCCGGCGATCTGCCATACTTATACTTCTCATCCAAGGTCATGCGGAACCTTGCATACTCCACCGGATCGAGAGTTCCGCGAGGATGCTCGGCCAGATACCAATTCATATCCTTCTGATAATCTGGATGAATGGCAGTCTTTTCAGTCTTGCCAGTAGGATCACCTTCCATCAATTTCGGAGGTGCCCAGAAGTCACTACCAACTTTTGTAGAGAGTTGAATTTCCTCCGAACTAAGTCCTCCACGCCGAGCAACAGCTTCTAATGCAATCCGACGTTTCTCTGCAAGTTCTTTCCGCACCTCCGGCCCATCTCCCGGTTGGGGGAAGTATTCTTGATGATACCGGCGAAACTCTGGCGTGCCTCCGCGAATAGGATTGTCACCAATAGCAGCACCTGACTCTAATCGCGCAATCGCATTGATGACTGTGAGCTCGTTGATATCAGCTTTCCGACGTTCTGGGCTGTTGCCATACTCCTCTGGCAAGTAGTTCAACGTGCCTTCCGGCAGCCAGTTATTTATGATATTCCCAAGCATCCCGCGGGAGCCTATATTAAGTTCCTCATACCTCTTATTAGCTGGCGCGGCGATTTCGTAATGATAGCGGGCTTTTCGCGAGTCTTCATCCGTAGGCAAACCGCCAGTGCGCTTTAACTTCGCCTCAGCCTCATCTGCGCGCACACTAGCTTCCCGCAGTTGGGCTGCGAGCAAAGCATTAGTGACCGGGAGGTTGTTAATATCGTTAGTCTTAATAACCCCCGTCAACTCATCATTGCGAGTGCCAACTTGCGTCCGTTGGATATCAGCCCGTTTGCCTGCAAGCACAGTCGGGTTGATCGGCATACCGGGGTCAGAGCCATTTAGAATAGCCAATGCCTTCGGGTCGGTAATCTTACCCATTATTTGCCCTCCGGATTGTCATACCATTCACCATTGATCTTGTAAGCCGTGCGGCCATCAGGTAGTTTTTTCATTTCCGGAGCCTGCGCATTAGGCTGTCCCATAAGCGCGCCGACCACAGGATTGGGTTGCCCGCCGGGAGCTGGATAATGCGTAGGCATTGGCTTGCCTTGAGCATCTGTCAATGGCATACCAGCAGCGGCTGCTCCGGCAACTACTCTTGGAATGTTGATGCTTCGGCTTCCATCTTCGCCTACATTCACAAGTGCGTTCGGATCTTGCGGCGCGAGGCTGCCTTCTTTGACATTTCTCGGATTGATAAAAGTCCCGTTAACATTCGTAAGTGGCTGGTCAAACTGTTTCAGGCGTTCGGCTCCTCCAGGAACTCCACCCCACTTCACTGCCAATTCCTGCGGAGTTAGTCCACTACGCACATCAGCTTCAATGCCGGACTGCAAAACCGCATTGGCCTGCATCTGCTGTTCCCGCACTTGCTGATCCATCTTATCGGCATCTTTTTGCAAGGATTTCCCAGCCCATGCTTGAGCCATTGAGCCCAAGACCTGCGCCCACGATCTGGCACTGGCTCCGGGGCCAGCAAGACCCTGTGCCAGTAGTGCTTCTGCAATCTTTCTCTTTGACGCTGCTTGCGACTGCAATCCCTCATACCCTGTCGGGACGTAAGGGACTTGGCCACTAGACCTCATCAATGGTGTGCCGCTGGTAGCCATCTTACTTCACCAATCCATAATTAACCTTGTAGAAGCCGCTCGGATCGAGAATAACAGCGGCGGGGAATAGCTTGATAACCTCATCAGCCATGTAGCCAACACTCTCACCAGCTTGCCCAATGTAGTTAAAGAAGTAGATACCAAGCCCTGAAGCTGTTTCACCAATCTTTCGAATGTTCTCTTTCAGCCTTCTATCAGAGGCAAATACAGCCGCACTACCAAGCGAACCTAATCCACCCATCAAGCTACTAAACCCAGCCATCTTCTGCTGATACCTCTGCAACTCTGCATTATACTGATCATTCGTCGCGGCGTAGATCGGAGCTGCTTGCACTTGTGCGCCAGTGCTCACATCTCCGAACTGCGGCATCGAAACCTGATTACCCGTCCTCAGCGCATTGAGCATATTCAATGGCTGGTTCTTGAAGTAATCCGCTTCCTGCAAGGCTTGCTGACGAGCTTGGTTGTTCATCTGGCTGCTTGCAAGCCCCTGCCCGAACGTGGCTTCCGCGGCCTTGTTGGCAAAGTCTCCCTGCTGGACTGCTTCGCCAAAGCCCTGCGACCTGATACCCATTGCGTTGTCGAACAGTCTCTGCTGCTCCTGACTACCACCAAGCACGGCGGCGAGCCGCTGGTCATTGACACCTCGATTGAAGGTGTCTTCATCCCAATTGCGAGCCTGGCTGCCGATGTTCAATCCCTGATTGGCAAGCTTGTTATCCAGTGCCGCGCGATCTCTATCAATATAGGGCTGCATCCGAGCCATCAACGCTTCTGTAACCTGATCCCGCTGCGCGCCGAAGTCGCTGCTTGAGGGCATAGCACCTAGGTGACTAAGATCATACTGCGACTGAAACTGCGTAGCGCCGGGAGCTCCTGACAATTGCGGAGCACCGTTGATGTTCGTCGGCGTTGCGCTTGCCGTATCAACATACCCAATTCCGCGCTTGGCCAAGTCATTGAGCGCAATCGAAATCTGATTGTTCTGATCGTAGAGCCGTTGCTGATCTGGGCTAAGCGTCGTCGTGGCAGTCGTGCGGGGAATGACTGTTCCGTCCGGAAGCCTATTCCCGCCAGCATAGTCATAGCTAAAGGTCAGACTCCCGTCCGGCCCTACTTGATTAGGCTGGTTGAGATAATTAGTCGCAAGCGCGCTGCCAAGGTTCGCATCACCTTGTGCCTTCGCTGCGGCAGCATAATCTGGTGTCTTAGGAGCCTTGGGCTTCCCCACGATATTTTCCCTTCAAGTCTAGCCATCTACAAGCTAATCTATCCATCGTATAGATTAGCAAATCCCCTTTCGGGCTGGCGTGCTTGAGGGTAGCCTCGACGCTAAAACCAATATGCTCAATGAACTTTCTACACTGACTATTGGCGCTCTCTACTGGAGAGATGATTTTATTAACTACTAATTCTTCAAACGGGTAATAGAACGTATACCACAAGAATTCTCTATTAAGCCACTTCTTTCCTTCACCCGCACAGTGGAGCATGACACTGGCTCCGTTATAATCGCTGAACAAGCATCCCGCCACAATCCTATTATCATCCAATAATCCGATTGTGCTTCCTCGTCCGTTAACCCACGCTCCATCTGTTTGCTCCATAACCCAAGGGCCAATGATATGATCTGCCCCGGTGAGTATGTGCTTCACAATATCCCCGCTCGTCGCACTGCGAAGTCGGTTGACGTCCATGAGAACCTAGCAGTGCTTGTGGTTAATTGCAAGCGGAAAGAATGAAGATACCCCAGATCATTGGGGACTGTAACCCACTTGGACTCGACAGCCGATAATCCAGAGTCCCAAACGCCAGTACCCCAAAGGCTTGTATCCCAGATCGCACCGCTGCCTAGAGGCATGTAGGAAACTGTGGTGTTTCCCCCGAAGGTCTTGTAATCCACGTCGAAGGCCATCACTAGCTGCGCAGAGCCTGCAACAGCGATATTCGGGCGGGTAAGGACGACATTGGTCTGTCCCTTAATCCCGAGATTGTTATACGCCTGCGCGACTTGACCTGTAATCGGCACCGAACCATCGACATTGCCAGCCCAAGCTTTAGCCACCACAGTTCCGCCTGCGAAGTATAGGTCATCTCCGACCATAGCCCAAGCAGTTGCATTCCAGCCAAAGAACCGACACCAGGCTTTGGTGATATCATTCATCACATACTGATAAGACAGTGTGTCGGCGGAAACCGGGATATTAACAATCAGCGCATTGACTTCGGGATACGGCGTAATCGACCAGCCGAAGTTATTCCCATAAGTCGTAGTCGCATCCAAAAACGCACCTTCGATCTTGAAGCTAAGCCTCGCGGACCGATCGACAACTGTTGATTGTAGGAACTTCGACAACGGCGTCAGACCTTGTTGGCTGATATAGAGCAAGTCCCCGCCATACTTCACCAAGCACTTCTTCCCGATTGGATGGCCTACGTAGTAGACTCCGACCAACGCCCATGTCGCGCTGCTTGCGGGATCAGTCCCACGATAAGCTGCGATCTCGCCTTCCGACGTGACTATGACGAAATAATCATCCGAGCCAGAACCGCTATCGACAGTCCAGTTTCCGAAGGAAACCAGATACCCGCCACGGTTGAAAAGCTGGCCCACGGGGAAAACCGTTGCAGCTCCCGCCACTGCGTCTGTGGGCATATACCAAAGGTTCATAGAATTCTTCTCTATGAACCACACCCGTCGCTTGAACATCATCACATTCGACAGCGAAGTCGTGGCTATGCCGGTAATCGCATTGGCACTTACGCCAGTCACATTAACCCAAGTAGTGCCATCGTAGTTACGAAGATTGTCAACACCATTAACTGCCAGCAGATACGAAGTGCCCGCTGCGTTGATGAAGTTAACCGACTCCCACTGCCCATTAGTGCAAGCATTAACAGCAGCACCACATACGCCTGCGCTTGTCGCATCGTAAATTCCTGCGTTGGTGGAGACGAATAACTTCCTACTGGTGACGGAATTGTAAGGCAATAGGCTCTTAGCATTAGCAGGTATCGCAGTAAGCCAGTCGATATATCCCGGTCTCAGCGACACATCACTCGTCCCCGGAAAGATGTTATCCAACACCACAGCGTCTAAGGGGTTCATGGCCGCGAGTGAGTCTCGCGCGTTCCAGCCTCCCACCGGCGCAGGCACAGTCACCGTCTGAGCCGTGGCTTCATTCTGCGGCATGGGCTTGGCAAGTGCCCGCATATTTATGGCTCTAGGTCCGCGCATTAGACTGGATAGTTTCCGCGCGGAACGAAGATACCCGGTTGCAAGTCCTGCTGATGCCCACAAGCCATATCATAGGGGCGTTTGACCTTATCCCTTGCGATCATGTTATTAACCAGCGACCAGTAAGCAATTTCATCCGCCTGATAGGGCAGGCCTTTGATTTGCTTCCAGCGATACATAATACCTTTGCGGAGTATCTTTTCAGGAAACTTACAAACATCAGCATCGTCATTGAAAGCTGCCTTAGCCACGCCACCAGAACTATTGACTGCGTAGCTGCTTGCATACTCGAATGCAATGGTGCTGAAAGGTGTTGATGGCGCGGGGTTGAGGAAGATATGATCGTTCCAGATGCGGAATTTGTAAAAGGGTCCTGGGTTTGGAATAGCCTTTATAGCCTGCCACTCTTGCTCCGTCAGCGGGCCATAAAGCGGGCGACGGAGAGTCCGATCGTAGAAGGTCTGCGGATAGGCCCATAGATAGCCCTCTACCCCGGCAATAGCACTAATCGCGCCTTGGTCTTCCGCCGCGATGGATGTGAAAGTAGCCTCGCGGGTAATCGCCTGGAACTTCGACTGATCGACCAGATCATCCAAGACCTCATTGGCAATCCCATAAAGCTGCTGAACAGTCGTGTCTGTGCTCCCTGTAATCGAAGTTGGGATATTAAGCGCATGAATGCGACAGTGGTCTTGGATCACAGACAAGAGTGTCATTTAAGCGTCCTCTTTTACTTTCGCCATAGCGTCGAGGCGGTTGGTCAGGTCTTTAATCTGCTGATCGCGCGCGGCATCTCGCTTCTCCAGATCAGCATTCTTCTTGCGAAGAGCGTCCAGCTCCGCAGCAACTTTGCCAGTATCGTTGACCGTATCCAGCCAAGCCTGAGCCTGTTGCTTGAACGCCCGACCTCCGATGCCAATGCGCGTGAGCGTGGACTCATTCGCGGCGGCAAGGTCTTCCACAGTCCTTACATCAGCGTCGATGATCGTGCGGACTTGCGCGGGAGAGAGCGGCGGCCAAGTCAGTATCGGTGTGCCATCTTCTGGCAGTTCTTTCCCCTCCAGAAAGGCACGGAACCCTGCCTTGTAGCCCTCGAGCCACTGCGCGGGAAAGCGCTCTTCCCGGACTGCGGCTTCAGTATCCCTGAGCCACTCTTCCGCAATTTTCTCCAAACGATCTTTCGATCCCGAAGGTGTGATGATGGCATAATGAACATCCTTGGCCACATAGTGACCTGCTTCAATCGAGGCGTTGCGATCTTCGATCTGTCGGGTTTCGAAGGTCACATACGGCGGGCGGGCTTCTTGACTCATGGGGCAGTCCTTTCAAAATGGTGTCTCGGCGGGGACCGCAGAGGAAACCCCCGCCGAGACTGGTCGCTCGCTTAGGTGATAGCACCCTGCGCGAAAGGCCGATTGAGATGCGCGACGTTGTAGTAAACTGTCGCGTTGTTGTAAGTGGCCGTCACAGTGCCATTAACCGCTGCGGTCATATTGGCGCTCAGGGTCACAACAGTGCCTGAAGGGTCAATGTCCGTAACAGTCGTCGCCGCTGCAATGCCGGTGCCGGAGAGGTAAACTCCGCAGAACCAGCCATCAGCATTCGGAATGACCAAGCGATTGGTGCCGCTGTTTCCGGTGCAGCTGGCCTTGGCCACAGTCGTAGCGCCCGCCGCGATGATGCGCGCATTGAGCACCTGCTTGCCAGCACTGTTTGCGCCACCCTGACCGGCGGCAGCAATGCCAAAGGTCGTGTCGGCGGCCACAGAGGCTTGGCAATTGACCGGCGTGATACCACTGATCTGCACCCAGATAAACTGCCCGGAGGTAGCTACCGTGGTTGCAACCCCAAGCATACGACCGAGGTTCGCAGTATTGGGGACTTCAGTGCAATCGTAGCGCCAAGCGCCACTTGCCGTTGTCGGCGTAATCACCACCAGACCATTCTGGCGGATAGAGCCATTGGCGCGGCAGTAGATGAATTCACCGCCTCCCCAATAGTTATCAACAGCCTCGACGATAAGTCCAGGCTGCTGGCGGCTTGTAGTATCGGGAAGCCCAAACAGCGCAAGCTGCTGATTTCCGACAAGCCCGGTAGTTACTGAATAAGGCATTTCAAGTCCTTTCTTTTCCGATCTGGATAAATCTAATTACCCCGATCTGTTTATGCCTTCATAACCAGCTGAAGCCGACGATTGGTGCAGGACAAGTTGCCCATCCACAAGACCGGAATGACCGTAGCGTCTTGATTGTAGGGCTTCATATCCTCTTGAATCGAGAGGTCAGCGTCGGAGTGGACGACGAGTTCCATGTAATCCGTCATGAGGAAATACATGTGAGCGGCGGGAATGCCTGAGCCACCATCGAAGATCACGTCGGCGTTCTTATACTTCAGGCTCGTGAAACCACCTTGTGCTTCACCAGCAGTGGTGTAACGCTTGATAGCAACCTGAGACTGCTCATAGAACGTGAAGTAATCATTCGACGAGATGATGATATCCGGCTTGTCATCGCCACGGACTTGGTTCAACCAAGCACCGAGCATGAGGCTTTCAATCGTCGTGGCACTTGGCGTAATGGCGCCGCCACCCTGCAACGGAGCAGCGGCGGACTGAACCGCATTCTGCCAGAAGTTCCAGGTTGAGGAGTCAATACCGCCAACAGTGCCGGTGCCGGCATCGGCAACCAAGGCTTGCAACCCGTTGATCTGGTTAGGCAGAGTGCCGTCACCGTAGAGATCGAACGAGAAGTTGTTCTTGAACGTGCGCATGGCGTTCTTGATGCGAGCCTTTGCGAGGCTGACAATCTTATTATCGCCGTTGTTGATGCGGAGTTCAAGGCCCGAGGCCACCACATTCAATGCAATCTGCCGCCACTGATACTCGGCTGCGGTGATCACATCACTCTGCTGGATATTCAGCACATCATAGCCAGAGTAGCGCTGATAAGTGCCGTTCGCGTTGTAGTCAAGAGGCGTGGTAATTGTCAACCCGCCGCTTTCCTTGCGCGTATTGCCCTTCGAGGAAATCCACTTATAAAGTGCATTGTTCCGCGAAAGGTTGTCCTTCACATCTTTCGAGTGGTTCCGCCATGTGGTAGAGACCAGCTCGGTGAAGGTTGAACTAGGAGTCGCCATTGTTTAACCTTTCTAAGTTATCCCTGAGCGCGGATGCGTTCAAGGGTTTCGTTGAGCGTGTCATCTATGCTTCCAACGGCGATCGTTCCATCGCGCGACTTTGCTATAGAGGTCACATTTGCGCCTGTGGCTTTGGCTACTTTGTCTGCGCGAGCTTTCGCCGCAGCTTCACTGGCGGAGACTTTTTCCGCCGTCAAGCGGTCAATCTCTTTCTGCCGTGTTACCGGGTTTGCGAAGACAGCCTTGTCATAGGCATCTTGGAGGGAGACAGCCACTCCACTGGTCAGAAGCTGCGCTATGTCTTGAGCAACTTCGGAATAGTAAACATTCTTCGGGTCAGCGGCGAAGGCATCCACAGTGGCGCTGACTTGAGCGAATTGAGCATCACGCTCGGATTGGTCGCGGGATTGAAGGCCGGATTTGATCTGGTTCAGTTCGTCTTGAAGGGCCTTGACCTGCGGGTCAATTGTCGGAATGCCAGCCATGCGGGTGAGAAGTGGCTCCATCGGCACACCGTAGTGCGAGAGCATCGAGGCGGCTAGTTCGATCTTCTGTTCTGGCGTTCCACGAGACAGCAGGTAATGATTGCCCGCGAAAGCCTGGAACAAGCCCACAGGATCAATCTGCTCAGCAGCCAATGCGGCGCGATAAGGTTCAACAACCGAGTCATACTTCCCACCAAGTTCTGCCCGTTCCCTATACTGCTCAAGGCCTCTGAACATATCCTCTTCGCGCTTCAGTATCTCCTGCTTCGCGCGATCGGGTATCGTAGCCCATTCCTTGATTGCATCGGCCGTCCAAGTTTTCGGTGCACCGACTTCCTGCACCGCTTCCGAGTTCTCGGCAGCTAGATCACCCCCTTCCTCGGTTATAGCAGGCGGAGTCTCGACAACAGAAGTGGATGAAGTTTCCGCCGGAGTCTCCGCCTGCTGTTCAGTCTCTTCACCGACTTCCTTGGTCTCCTGCCCGAACAAGTCCGCGGAAATCTCAGCCAAAGCTGCTTCGGTGTCAAGGTTCTGAACCTCGGCTTCTACAATCTCTTCTTCATCCGTGGGCATTACTATTTCCTTTCAACAGCAAGATCGACGCCGCTTTCGAGCTCATTGGCAATCTTTTCTCGCTTGTCCGATGGCATTGACCAGAAGTTTTCCTCGACTGTCTGATCAACTGACTTTTCAAATGCTGCTTCCTGTTCCGCAAGCTTCTTCTGCGCTAGTTCCTTCTCACCGCTTTCGAAGACCCGACAATCTTGCTGGCGGAGATTCTCCTCATGGGCTTTCTTCGAACCGATATACTTTCCAGTAACAGGGCAGGTATAGCCAACCTGCTCGACACTGAACATAGGCGCAGATATGACGCGGGATGCAGGCATTTGGCAAGAGCAATGTTGGATAACTTCAAAATCAGCCAATTTGACCATGCGCTCAAAGCGGTGCCCATCAACACAGCGGAAGTCATAGAGCGGCATCAGACAGACTCCTTCTCTTTTTTCTCTTCCTTCGGCTCAGAGGCTTTCTGCTTGGCAGCTTCCATCTTCTGCGCATGGGTCTGGGCCTGGAGTTCGGCTTTCAGTTTAAGCCCGGCGGATTGGATGGCCAATTCGGCTTGCTTGATCGCGAGTTCTTGCTTGGCTACTTCCATCTCCATCTGCATCAACTGTTGCTTTTGCTCGAACTCTTGCTTGGAGATAGCCATGTCTTGCTGGGCCTTTTGTGTTGAGGCTTGCATGGCGATCTTTTCAGCTTCAATCTTCAACTGTGCATTGGGGTCTGGCGGCTCTTGCTGAGGCTCGGGGGCTTTCATAGCTTGAAGGCTGTCTTCCAATTCCGTGCCGAAAGTAAACCGGCGGGAGATGGTCAACAACATCGACTTTGCAATGTCAAACGGCATCACGCCCTTTTCCATCAGCGGAGCAATGCCATTAAGGAACTGACTAAGCGCATTCAACAATTCAGCAATGTCTTGCTTGTCCTGCGAAGCTTCCGCGTCAATCGTGCTATTGGTCTCAATATCGACCTTATACCCGCGTAGCTTATCATTCTTCAGCAACCCGAGAACTTCTTCCCAAGTGGGCATTTGAAGCGCCTTTTGCACTGCATCTGGCAACGGCTCTGGCTGATCACCCGACTGCTGAGCTGATTGCATGACCATCTGCTGAGCTTGCGTGATCTTCTGCTTTATCTCTTCCGTCAAGAACGGAAGCCCGGTCATCTGGGCTATAGTCTCCACGTCGAACTTCGTAACTGCAATTTCAAGCATAATCCGCAGATTATCCCGGCAGAACCTCTGAACTTCCTTCTGCAATTTCTTCAACCGCAAGGAGCCCCATTGGTTCTTGATCTGCTGAGCGGTGGCGGTTTCACTAGCGACCGAAGCTCCGCGTAGAATGTCGGAAATACCAGTCAGCTCGTAGATAACCCGCTTGACCTGCTCTCTCTGCTGATTGAGCGCCATTGCGGTATTGGCAAGCATGTCGACTGGCATGATCCAGATCATCTTGTCAACCCCGGTGCCGTCGGGCATCGAAGGATTCTCCACCGGCACTAGCGTGTTGTCCTCGGACTCGAGAACCTTTTCAATCCCCTCGACAGTGGAGTTGTAAAACCCGCGAACCTTCAGCGCGCGGATCATAGCCTTCAACCGGCGGGTAAGTTCATTCAACTCCGCAGCTTGGCTCTTATACTGCTCATACAAAGGTGTTGGAATGAGCGTAGTGATCTTCCGCATGAAGTTCAGTGGCTTTGAAATCGGGAAGAAATTCGCCAATTCCAGCGGGTCATCAACAACCTTCAGCGGACCTTCTTTATAAGCCTGCGAAAAGAACATGACCTTCCGCGAGGATTTATCCCAGATTTCGAAGACCTTTGCCAGCTTCACGCCGGTGAGTTGTTCTTTCGACTCCGGAGTTCGCTCTTCGTTGTCATCCTGAGGGTCTGCGATTTTTGAAAAGTCAATTCTCGCGGAAACCTCCGGGAAGTTCTTCTGCATCTCCTCCTTGGTCATGTCCCATTCGAAACCCAACCATGGGACCTTCTTCCAAGTCCGTGCGTAGCCGTGGAACAGCTTATCCCAGCGGACACTTTCACCATAAACCGACTCGGAATAGTCTCCGCCATCTTCATACTTAAACCGCGTCAAACCCCTGTTCGTCACAAGTGTGTCAAGCACCGCTGCCGAAGTCAGTTCATCATAAGAGTCACAATCCTCGCTCTCCGCCTCGATCAAGAACTTCAAAAGTCTTGTGGAAACTTCCGCCGCAGCTTTTCCAACAGGATCGGCGTCCTTGAAACGTCGCGTAACAATTGGAATTGGCCGAGCATTATACACACTAGGAGCCAAGACTTCTGTGTTTGAATAGAGAATATTAAACGGCACTCTTTCGGGATGCTTGGCCTCGTATATTTCAACACAATGATTTCCTAGCTTGCGGTAGGTTTTCTCCCGCTTCAAAGCGTCTTCGATCTTCAGCATCCAGGACTTGTAGATGCCGACTAGCTTTTCAGGGGATGGAGTGTCATTAGGCATTTTCTAATTCCCGACGAATGCGGCTGGCCTTATTGCGGTCAACCAATTGGTTAAATGTCATTTGGGATGGATGCAAGGGGTATCTTACAGACTCCGGCACGATGGGAGGTGCGGGCTTCCAAGGGCGGGACATTACAGCATAGCGAGTTTCATCGGCTGCGTGGTCTTCGCCATCGGTGTCGAGGTCCTCGGTGTCTTTGTCATCATGCTGCAAAGTTGGCAAAGTCCTAATAGTATCTTCACAACAATCCAGAAAATAGATCATTGGAAGACGGACCATTTCTCCGGTGGCCAGCTGAAAGTTATCTCCAACAAGACGCTGCCTAAGTGCTTCCCATCCCGGCTGACGTTTATTGTCAGCTCTGCGCCATCTGCATCGGGCCATTGTTTCAGCGATAGAAGGGCCGCCGTTTCGGATAAAGATAGAAGGATCGGCAACCGCATATCGGACTCTTTCATCCCTCTCTTGCTCCAGTATTTCCGCCTGCACTTCCGAGGCAGTCATTTTCAATCCGACATTCGGCGCGCTTGCGCCATACCACTCTCTATACTTTACCAAAGCCCCGCGAGGGAAATCACCCCAAAGCCCATCAGCAATAGCATACCAGCCGACACTAAAAGGGCGAGCAGAGCCCCAATCGAAAGCCCGAAAACGAATTGTCTGAGGGGTGGCAGACTTAATAAGACTCGCAGGTCGGACATGAGCTTCCTCACTGAATTCATCAAAGAACGCTCCATCGACAATGTCCCAATTACCTTCCAACCACGCCTTGACCAGTGCTTCCGAGCCTGATTGACGAAGGCGAAGCACATAGGTCGGGTCATTGCGCATGAGGAGCACATTGTCGCCAAGCTTTGAAGGTATGAAAACTCTCTGCAATGAGACTTTCTGCACTTCGCCTTCGATTTCAATATCACACTCTTCCGTAATCACTTGAAACCCTGTTTTGCAAGGGTCTATATACCGCTTCTTAACCCAGTTATGGCCAGGACCTCCAGGATTACCAGTAAGGCGCATCCCCACAGGAACGCCAGAGCCAGAACGTAGAGTGGCGCGTAGCTTATCAATAGGACTAGGCGAAGGAAAGTTCGTGACTTCTTCCACATATACTCTGGTGTAATTGTGGCCCTGATACTCCTCAGCATCTGAGTCACGCTCCAGATAAACAAACTTAAGTCGCGCCCCATTAGCCATTCGCCATTCAGCTTTCTGTTCATTGTATCTCGCTCCTAGTTTCGGGAAGATTTGCTTAGTCCGCGCGATGACCTCGGCCAGCTGCTTGAATTTCCGGCGGACGAAAATGCCAATGGCTTCTTCGCCGTAGAGTGATGAGTGCTGTAGCCAGTCGCCGATGGAGCTTTCTGTCTTCCCCCCACCTCGCGCGCCGCCATAGAATACCTCGAAGATCGGGCATTCCAATAGCGCTCGCTGCGGGCCTTCTTGTGGCGCCCAGAGGACAGTTGGCTCGATCATTAGTAAGCTGTGACCTCCGTCCAATCGACGGTGATTGCCGCCTGCCAAGTGCCCGTTGCCGGAACCGCTACCGAGCGGATGGAGAAACCTTCATTTTGCACAAGCGTCAGAGGATGCTCGCCATGCTCAACATCGGCCTCGTAAAGCAAAGTTCCCGGCGGGATGATCTGGCCATTCAGTGAGGCTGTAATCGGCCCCGGCGCTGCGATTGACGCCCGTGCATAGGTTTCAAGCGTCTTTGTGCCCGCGCCAAGCGCCGCCGTGGTGGCAATGCGAATATCGCCCGATGCGACAAGGGTTGACCCCATGCTTGTGCGCTTCTTGAGCAATGCCGCCGGAGTGATTGCCGTGCCGCCCGTGCCAGCGGCTGACCAGCCGGTTGACTTGACAAGATCAATCTGCACCGGAACGCCCGCCGCAAAGAACGTGGTGGAGACAACCGCGCTTATCTTGACGCCGTTAATCACGCAGATGCGCGTGGCGTCCGTCCATCGGAATTGGAAAATCTCCGAGTTAGCAGCCAACGCCGCCGGAAGAATGCCGGTAAAGCCACCGTAAGAATATGCTCCCAAGGAACCGTGGTCCATCGGACGGACAGTTACCCTCTGTGCATTGAACTTCGACCCATCGACTTCTACTAGATTGCCGCTAAGCCCTTGAACTTCGATTGCCATTTAATACCACTCCCAACCAACTGTGAACTCTCCGAAAAGTCTTGTGCCCTTGCCGCCAGTAGGTGCGGGACGGACTTGGTTAATCCCGGTTCCCGGGCCTGCGAGCCTAGTCATCTGCCATGTTTGCTCCACTGGCGTGCTCTTAGTATTCGTATTCTTTGCGTAGATGGTAAAGCCAGTTCCGGGGATAATGTCACCCGCCATTACGCTTATAGTCTCGAGCCAATGCTCATCCGCTGAGTGATCAGGCGTGGGTATGGCGGCAATCCAAGCCTTTACCATAGAACCCGCTAGAATGCCCGCTTGGCCGGTGATGACAGTAGAAGCACTAACACCACCAGCTCCGAAGTCTACAGTTGTAAGCCCACTAGTTATGACTGTGCCGCTACCACCTCCGGCAAAACTAGTAACCACATTGCCCTTTAGATAATAAGGCGTGTCGGTAAGACTATCGACTACTAATGGCGTGCCTTGACCTTCAGTGCCACTGAATAAAGCCACTGGCGGGACGCCATCATAAGTCAATACCCACTTAATCACGGTGCCAGCCTGATCTTATTCGTAAAGTCGATGTAGCTAAATCCCGAACCACTGTAGGCAATATAAATCCGTCCGAAGGTATTCATATCGCCGAATACTCCATTAATAATGTCTCCATTACCATTCGGATTGGCTGTAGCTACTTGCACCCAAGTTGCACAATTATCAATGCTTATATAAATGCCATAAACACTGCTGATTGTGGCCTCGACAATGATCGTCGGATAGCTGCTGCCAGTAGCGGCTTTACCGAAGTCAAAACATCTGCAAGCAAACACATTTGCTACCGGGTTCCAAGTAACACCAGAGTCGCTAGAATACTTTAACCGACCATTGGCGTAATCCCTTCCTGGAGTGTAATACATCTTGCCAGCTTGATTGGGCATGCATTTCAATATCCCATGCCAAGCGTCTGATGAGCCGCCTTCGGAGTCCAGAACACTAGAGTAGATGCGTGTCCAAGTATCACCTTCATCAGTGGTCTTCCATAACCCTCGCATGGCAGTGTCTAGAGACCCTGAAGGTTGATTGTAGGAATTAACTACTGTGTAGAAAGTTCCAGGATTTGACTTATCAGCACAGAGCGTGTATCTCCGCGTGTAAAAGGCATTGATCCAGTTGCCGAAGCCACTCGCATAGCCGGGGAATGCGAGGTATCTCCAAGGATCAGTGATTGCATCAGTGGACTTACGATAAACAGCTTTACCGTTGTTTCCCGGCGTCCAAATGACATTGATACCGCCGCCAACGCCCTTAGCACCAACTGCACAATTTCCGCCCACAAGCACACCATCAGGATGTTGATTGTTAAACTTTGTCCACGTAAGCCCTCGATCAGTCGAATAGGCCATTCGGTTATTTTGAAAGACATTGACGGCAACTAGATAATTCGGGTCTCCGATGGCGTAATCAATGCACCAAGTGTGACATAGACCCGCACCGGAGGGTCCTCGATATGTCGGCGCATAAGCGTCGAGATTGCTGTCAACCCACATCATCTTGTCCATTGTGCCAAAGATGGGATTGGTTGTGGTGCCGCCGGAGTGGTTCAGGGCATAAACACCCACTAGGTTTTCCATGCCTTGGGTGAGGTCGGTCCAAGTCCATTTGGTAAAACCAGACGGCGGGGTTGAAGAGCAAACCCCAACACCATGCGCTAGGTATAACTTATTAGTCTGCGAGGGGTCGAAGCAGATAGTCGAAGGGAAACCTAGACCTGCACCGACTTGCAGCCAAGGTATTTGATTGGCATTAATCTGCCGACCGATCGGGGCGGGGTAATTGTCATACCAAGTGTCACTGCCTATCCAAGTAGTTCCACCGTCAGTAGACCTTTGAAAAAAGCCGTCTACGGTGGTAACTGCAACATTGTTGGCATTTCCAGGCTCGATGGCAATGGCGGAAAACTGAAGAGCCTTGCACGTAGTATTCTGCGTCCAAGTGGCGCCATTATACTTCCAAATGTTCTGAGTGGCTGTGGTGTCAAGCACCCAGAGGTTGCCATTCGGATCGCAGACCATAGAAACAGGGTTAGCTGGCGAGCCTGCGAGTAAGCTATAAGTTCCCAAAGGCCCATTGGTTGACTTATAAACCCCGGTGCCATACTTGGAAATATACCAAATTTGCTTTTGTCCGCCAGTGACAGTGGAAGCTGGGTCACAAGCTACCAAATGCGGCGTGTCAAAGCCTCCAACCTGAGTTCCCGCCGTGATGCCAGTGACTGCGGTTGGCGTAGTAGCCAGCTTATCTGTGGTGACGTAAATCCCATCTCCCATAGTGCCGAGCATAGCAACTGAAGCGTTCTGGGGATCGACAGCCATTTTATAACCCCAGAGTCGCTGTGCGCCGGAGTTGGACAGCATTCTCTTTGCTGCAAGCGCACTACGGGTGAAGCTAGTGCCTGTGTTGCTTGAAACATACCAATAAGCATTGTAAGTGCCGTAGATAACTGTGCTATCGTTTGGAGCGACTGCTGAGGCATAACAACCCGCCGCGTCGGTTACAGAAGCGCTGTTGGAAACTTTAGCCTCTGTGGCTGGCAACGACGCAATAGTCATAAGTGGCTGCCAATAGCCGACAGATGACTTAAAAACATAGCACTGGAAAACGTCAATTCCGCAGACCTTTGTAAGCCCGTCATTGGAGATGGTTAAATGCGTGGTAAAACCACCTCCACCGATCTTGCGGACTTTATTAACCATTGTGCCGTGCGGCTGGCCTGTGTTGTCTCTCATAGAATTCGACCTTGTAGATAGCCACCATAGGTGGTGAGTTCTGTGATTTCAGAACTGTTTAAGACAGCTGTGTGGAAAGAAGCTCCGTAAACATCGCCATCGAGGAAGTCTTCCGCAGTAGTGCGGAGGAAAGCTCCTAGGGCGAAGCGATCCCAACCTGTAGAAGTGCCGCGGGTATAGACATAGGACGTATAAGCTATGCCGTCAACGTAAACTGTAAGAGAACTGCCAGTATCCGTCAAGATAATCACAACATCAGTAGCATTTTGGATAGCTTCATCTGCGAGCGTCGGACTGTTGACAACGATAGCTCCGGTGTTGTCCTTAACAAATGCGCCGAGGTCGTTATTATCGGCGTTCAGACGTAGAATTTCATAAGCTGGATTACTGGCGGAAGATAGACCTTCGGCAGCAAAGCACTGCTTCACGGCTGGCGTAGTATCCATCTTCACTGAGAACATCATTGTGCAACCAGCGGCGGCATAGAGACCTAGTGATGCTGCGCGATAAAGATATTGCGAACTGACTCGGTCAAACCGCACGACAGGGTAAGTTCCAACACCTTGCAACGTCGGGCGAGTGGAGTTGTTGGCCGGTGCAGTGAGGTCAAATCCGGTGCCGTTCTTGTCCCTCCAAGTGCCGATAGGGTCTCCATCAGCAGTCGCGGCAGTGGCAGCGGTGATGAGCTGGAATAGATTGGCGCTGTCGGAGGCTTCGAACTGCGCTACGCGACTGCCAGTTGCAGGATAGCTTGGTGCGCCTGCGGTAGAGATTTTCCAAGTATCCGAGCCACCACCTATGGTTACGATTGTGGTGACAACCGCACCGCTTGAGGCGGAAGACGTGGCTTGCAATTGCACAGTGTCGCCATTAGAGACAGTCCCTGCGCCGGAGGTATAAGCCGCGCCGTTCTTGGAATAAGTCCCGCCGGTGATAGTGATAGGCACTGTGGTGCCGAGGCCCGCGACTGTGTAGGTTTCCGCTGAAGTGGCCAGTGTGCTGGCAGTAACTC